TTTTGTTGTATTTTTACAACTAGCCACCGACTCTCTGGAGCGACCCATTTACAAATTCATATATCTCTACATGAGGTTCATCTGGTATCGCCTCCTGAGCGCTCTCCTGCCTCTCCGTTTCTTCTTCTACTGTACCAATATAATCATATAAGTCCTGAAGGTATTGCTGGTCGCCATTTACCATTTCTCTGCCCTTTCGTAATTGTCAAAAATATCGTAGTCCTCAACGTCACCACGAATCTCTGGTACATCTACTGCGAATTCCTCTTGTGATACATCATTATATTCCAGACCCTTGTTATAGGCGGTCCTACTCTTACTTGACTTCTGCCTTGTAGCTGCGCCTTCGGGTGTCTCATGGTATTTTAATAATTTTTCTCGCCTAACATCTTTATCTTTCTGTGTATGTACTCGCACGTTAGCACAAGATCGTGAACAAAAAGTGCCCTTTTTCTTGTGGTCTTTACCACAGCGAGGGCACTTTTTCGTTATCATTGTAGAGTATAATTTTTCTCAAATTCACCTGTTGCTACATCAGTAATCAATTTTTGAAACTCACTATCAAATCCATTTGCTCTACTGTGCATCATCAGTCTGGCTAAAACAACACCCATTATCATAGTAATAGGTGCCTTTGTTGACATAGATTGTAATATATTATCAACCTCTGCAACTAATTCTTGAATTGGTAAATCAGGTTTTTTCTTCATCATCTTTAGTCTCATTTTCAAATTTATCATTTTCAACTTCTAGTTCTCGCTCGTATCTTTCATACAAATCGATCTCTCCATCATTATCGTGCCAAGTTCTATTAAATGGCCATGATGTATTATCTGGCATAGGTCTCTCCTTAATCTAATTTAATGCAATAGTCTCCTGTGAATTGATTAACTAAGCAAATAGCAAGGCCTTCGGCCTCTTCTTCCCATGGTTCGTCTTTTCTCACTTGACCCTTCCATGTATTTAGTGTGTCATCAATTTCGTTATTAACATATTGTTTAACGTGTACCATTTCATGGGCAATCGTATCAAGTAAATTTCTTTGTGTTTGTTTTGTAGCAAGTCTAATACAAAAATGCTGATTCTCATGGCGCCAGCACAAACCGTGTTGTTTCATTTTATCTGAGTAGGAAAAGTCTATCAATATACTATCAGGCAATCTCAATCTATCACTAAAAAATGAAATTGCCTTGTAGTATTGTTTACCTATGCCACGAATTAACATGGCACCATTTTACTTTATATTATCTAAGAAGTCAAGCGCTGAAGCTTCCCATGTCCACTTCTTTGCCGAAAAGTGTACTGAGTCTCTTGATAAATTTATTGTTTGTTGTAACTTCAGATCGAGTGAGCCATAGATGCCATATTTTTTATCAAAATGGATTAAACATCCATTTACACCCTCTTCGATAACTTCTAGCGGCCCAGGCTCTGCATAGGCGAGCACAGGAGTTCCGCAGGCGATTGCTTCTAGTAATACGATACCAAAAGTATCTGTCTTAGAGGGGAAAACAAAAGCATCAGCACTTGCAACAACCTTACCAAGACTACCACCTGTTAGATTGCCTTTGTATTCTACATAAGGATATTTTTGTCTTAATTCTTTTAGATATGGCCCATCACCAACTAATACTTTATGTGGGTGTTGTAGTTTACAAAACTCATCTAAGTTTTTATCTTTTGTTACTCTTGATACACAAACAATATATGGCCTGTGTAACACTTGTCTAAACTTTGGGTTGAATATATTATGATTTACACCTCTTGTCCATAGGGCAAGATTTTTAAAACCTTTTTGTTTAAGTTTATCTATCATACCTTGTGTAGGTGTCATCACACACTTTGATTTACTATGAAACCATTTAAAGTATGGGTAAAAAACTTTTGTAGATAATTTTGTGTATCGACTTAGATACTCTGGTATTCTTGTGTGATATGACGTTGTGTAAGGTTTATTTTGTTTATCTAAAATATATTTTGCATATAAACCAAGTGGCCCTTCGGTTGCGATATGTACTTTATACCCTAGATAAGACATTGCCAATATGTCATGTTTATAGAGCCATGGGTTCGCCATGAACTCTATGTTTGTATAAAATGGTAATTTGAATGTTCGCCAAAGGTGTGTTGGCTCACCACCATTGTAGTGAGACCATTTTGGGTGTATGATTTCTACTTCGTGCCCGTATTTTTTTATTTCTTCTTCTACGTTTTGATATGTTTTGACTACGCCGTTAACCTGTGGTTCCCAAGCGTCTGTGATTATGAGTATTTTCATTTTGCTATTATCTTTAGAGCTTTTATTTGCTCTAAAGCCTCCCTGTGATTGGTTACATTTACAGGATAGCATTGAACTGATTTACCATAAAGACTTGCGACACTCTCACAATGTTCTTTAGTTTTCATTATATCTATTATCGAGTGTGGTTCGCCTGATAGTAAAACTATACAGGCCCACATAATGTGGGTCATGTCGCTGTTTTAAACAGTATCTTATCTACTTGGCAACTTCTGTAACCATTCATCTGAGTTAGCGGTAGTTCCACCAAATACTCTCTTGAATTGTCATCACAGCTATATACGCAAAAGCGTATATATTCTCCATCTGCGAAACTTCTTTGAACGCCAACAAATCGGCATTTTGCGTATGCGTTCTTCTGAGGTAATTTTGTTTTGAATGTACAGTTGAGGTGTTGGGTGTAATTTAGTTCTGGACTAATACATCCCTGAGATGCGTGTAGATACCCGTACCGTGTCTGTAATGATAGTATTAGTATAAAAAATAATACCATTATCCCAGCTACGATCAAGAGTGCTGTTCTTATGAATTTTTTTAGGTAGTTCAAAGTCTATCCCTTCATTTGCCATCGTGATTACTATTCTATCACGTTTTATTTTTTAAGTGAGGCAAATGTGTTTTTATTTTGTCTTTCTAAACTTGAGTCTAAGACTTCCAATGCCCGAGCTGAGGTTCTAGCTCCGCCTAGTGATAGGGCAAGAATCATTGTTATGATTATGAGTAAAGTCATTTTTAGTTTCTCCAAATATTTTCCTGTATTTAGGTTGTTTCATATCTCATGCCTAATAGCTGGGTCGAGATTAAAAACATAATTTAAAAAGATACAGGCCAAATCTTCATCATCATAATGTCTGACGATAGTTTGGCCTGTGATTGTAGAAGTGATAACTAAGAGAATATTGCTATCATTATAGCAAGAAAACTTAATGGTCCAGTTATCTCTTGTAACTGGTTTCCAAAAGCGTGTGTTACTTGCTACTTGTAAAAAACTTCTCGATAGAATACGTTTCGACAAAATTCTTAGTACCTTCTGTTATTGCGTTTACGGTTTCAACATATTTATCTTGTATGCCGTGTGTCTCTTTAACAGATGCTGTTTTAACAGCCTTAGCTGTATTGTTGAATATAGACAAATTAAAGTCTATCATTTTTACTACGTTATCGGTAAAATTCATTTGAATCTCCTTAAAAGTTGGTGTTATACAATAAATCCAAAAACACTTGCTAGACTTGCCCACCACATTGTCCAATAAAATGCAATGTATTTAAAGAATGTTTTAGGCCCTCTATTACCACGCCTTGTTCCCAACTTCCAGGGGTGTATTAACATTCTACCTATATTGTTAGCAAATAGTATAATTTTATTCAAAGCTCTCTCCTTCATAAATTTAAAAAACGTGAAAGTATTTATAATTATTATACTGCAATGCAACAATATTTTGGGGCATAATTGCTATATTTGCCTGCTATTTTTTACTTTTTTGAGATACATATTGGTGTCCGCTTTCAGATAAGAACCTAAGGTTCCTCCCAGACACCTTCACCATAATCCAATCATTGTAGTAATCGTCCCTTTCTAATGCTTTAGCTATCATCTGCTCTTTCAATTCAAGATAGGCACAATCACTACGGTTTGCACAGAGATGTAAAACTTCCCTTACAAAGTTTTCTTTACCGAGTCTTTTTACATCTGCGATTAGTTTATCGTTTGAACCCCAATACGTTGGCCAATCAGATGGTTTTCTTATTTTCTTTCTTTTGCCTTTTACTTGGCGATACCCTGCCTTAGTAAAAAACTTTTTACCAATGTATCGTTTGTTCTCTTTTAAGTTATGAATACAATAAACAAACCCATAATATTTTTCGGCGACTTCTTCTGTGAGAGGCTCACCGTTCCAAGTCCAACTCATTCTTCTTCTATGTCATCCTTTTCATATTGTAAATAAGAGGAACAAAATGGACAATATATCGGTTCTGTTTCTGTTCCTCTCATGCCAAACTCTATCGTAAATTTTGAATCACACTCATCACACTCATACTCAAGTAACTTCATTTAGGCTGCCTTGCCCCAAACATCATCCCACTTACCTTTGAGAGCACCTTTGGCATAGTCTGTCGCACGATTCTCAAAAAAGTTTGTGTGTGTTGGTGCGTTAATCATTTCTTCAACCCATAATAATGGATTTCTTTTTACTTTGTAATGACCCTTTAAACCTAAACTAATTAACCTACGATCACAAATGTAACGAATATATTTTTTTACATCATCAGCTGTAAGGTCGTCCATTGGCCCCATTTTAAATGCAAGGTCAATAAACTTATCCTCTAATTCAACCATCTTTCTCGCAATATTATATATCTTAGATTTTAAATCATCATTCCAAATTTCACGATTTTCTTGTATGTAAGTTTTAAACAACTTAATCATAGACTCTGCGTGTTGTGTTTCATCTACAATTGACCATGTAATAATTTGACCCATGCCGGCCATTTTACCATGTCGTGGAAAATTCAGTAACATTATGAATGATGAGAACAACTGCATACCTTCTGTAAAGGCAGAAAACACGGCGATATGAGTCGCCGTGGATTCTTTTGTGCCATTCTTTGAAGATATGTCCAAAATATAATCATGTTTATTCTGCATCTCTTCGTAGTCGGCAAATTCTGAATAGGTTGA